GTTCCCCTTCGTTGGGATGATTTGGCGTGTTACCATCAGTTCGCCAACTTTCTGTAGCGCCCACAGGTTGGTTAGATTTCGCCTTCTTGCAATATCCCATACGTTGTAAGTGGGGTAGCTATCTAGGGTAGTTTCGCCAGATTCTTCAAGATCTGCTTCGCAAGTGGTGATCAGTTCGTAGGATAACCATGCGCTAGCTTCATCAAGCCATTTAAGTTCGTATTCCTGCGCCCATCCATCCTCATCGGCTAGGGCTTTGCGCTCAAATTCGATATTGGAGGGTAAGCCTTGTTTTACGGCTTGGAAGATGTCAATTTTGTGGACACTCCAAACCTTGCCTTGATCGTCTTCGACAATGCGATAAAATCTGCCGCCTTTGTGCTTTCCAGTGCTCGAACTGCTCATGCGCCGTGTACCGCGCAATACTGGGAAAGCGGCTCTCCATAGCTCCTCTTGGGTGGCTGTGGGTAAAATATCAAATTCATCCAAATAAACATTGGATGTGTAGCCCCGAATTACGTCAGGAACTGGGGGAAGGGATAGGATTCGGGAGCCTTGGGGAAGTGTACTTTCGCGCCCCTTGACGGTTTTTTGTAGATTCTCAGACCATAGCTCTAGCTCAACGATTTCACTTGCTGCCATTGAGTATGCCTTGCAGTGGCGTTTTGCCTCTGCGAGATTTTCTAATGCTTGCCTATCCCCACGCGAGATCATGATCCATTGGGTACGTCCGCCTTTGGCTTCAGTTTCGTGGCAATCGTCAACAATTTCAAGGGTTGTGGTGAAGGTTTTGCGGCAGCCACGCGCCCAAAAAAGAGCCTTAAATCTTGAGCGATCTAGGAAGCTTTTTTGCTGATATGGGAGTAAGGCGATCGCGCTTTGCATTTAGTTATCTACAAACTCTTGGGGACAAAATGGATTGCAAATCAAGGCTTTTGGGCGCGAAGTGCTAGAGATTAGCTCTACTTCGATAAATTGCGGTTTTGATGGGCTTGAATTAAGCCTGCTACCGCAAAGAATGCAGTAATTTTTAGGCGATCGCTTGATAGAAAAGGGTGGAGCATTTGCAGTCAAGATTTTAAAATCCTTGACTAAACAATAAACTATCGTTAACGATAATACTATGAGTTGCGGAAATTCCAGAAGTTCAAAATGCAATCCATGTGGCCCAAGTGAGGACGCAATGAATGCGATTGCGGAGAGAGCAGCATATTATGCCAGAATTGCTCAACACGCAGCAGACCAAGTAGCACAATTCAATACTGTTTACTTGGGAGCAAAAGCTACTGCACCAACAGTAGATAACTCTGGAGATGCGTTAATTGTTGGAGCATTGTATTTCAATACAACATCAGACGAAATGTTTGTATGGAATGGAACAGCTTGGCAAGCATTGTAAGCAATAAAACCTATGACTCCATGCACTCCTGCACCTCCTTGTGATGCGGAATATCCATTATTCTGTGAAGCACTCGAAACGACAAATACAGCAAAAGCATTTGTTGTTGAAGATTCTTTGTTCTGCCAGAAACGATTGACTGGCGAAGAAGGTGACATTCCACGGATTACAAGTGGGTTTATCAAGTTCACTAAAGCTGTTAGCACAAATACTCCGAACTCCATAGTTGCAAGAGACTCCAATGGGGGCGCGGCCTTTTCTTCAATCAGCGGAACTGAATTACTTCTGAACAACCCAACAGGAGATACGAGAATCGAGGTTGGTGGGTCTGGAAATGTTTACATGGATTTAAAGAATCCAAACTCGGATGACTACGATCTTCGTATCCAAGCCGCAGGAACAACACCAAGGATTTTTACTAACGCCGCGATCCTTCAGATTGACGGAACGAGCGTAAACCTTCAATCAAATACGAATGGTAGTGTAGGTATTGGAACCAACGCACCAGCAGTAAAGTTAGACGTATCCCAAACTCAAGCCGCGCAAACGGCAGTAAGAGTATTAAATACTGACACTTCAAGTCTTGCTTCATCTTCATATATCGCAACTCAAGGTGGCGTTTCAGTTGATCTTACGGCAGAACAAAACGCGCAAGCTGAAGTGGGAACATCCTCATCGCATCCACTCATTATAAAATCAAATAATGCTGAGAGAATGCGCGTAACAAGCGCGGGAGATGTTGGCGTTGGAATTTCTGCACCACTTGGAAAACTTCACGTTGCTGGATCAACTGCAAGTGACATCGTAAGAATCACTCAATCTGGAGCAGGCGTTCCACTACGAGTAGAAGATGAGACAACTGATACAACTCCGTTTATCGTAGATACGGCAGGAAATGTAGGAATAGGAACTCCTACACCAGCGGTTAAACTTGATGTTATTGGCGCGATAACATCAACTGGCTTGATTACAGGAGTCGGAGTTACATCTACAGGGGCAATAACATCAACTGCACAAATTACATCATCGTCTCCAACAGCAGGAATTGGATACGCAACTGGTGCTGGAGGGGTTGTTACTCAAGGAACATCAAGAACAACTCCAGTAACGATAGACAAGGTTTGTGGATCAATAACCATGTTTACTGCCGCAGGTTCTACTACTGCTGCTACATTTACTGTGAACAATTCAACTGTAACAATTGATGATACTATTATAGTGAATCAAAGATCAGGAACAAATCTTTATGATCTACTTGTTACCGCAGTTGCTAACGGCTCTTTCAATATAACATTCCGAACAACTGGAGGAACCGCATCAGATTCTCCAGTAATCAATTTTACAGTCATCCATTCAGTCACGGCATAATATGAGTAATTGCACAAATTGTCCTCCATGCGATACAGAGTTCCCTTTATTTTGTGAAGGACTTGAAACAACCACAGACGGAAGAAAGATTGTAGTAGAAGATAACGCATCCTGCCAAAAAGTATTACTGGAACCAACTGAAGTTTCAGTTCTTCAGTATGACGCAAACAACGATGTTGCTTGGAAGAGTGGATCACTGACTGCACCAATCAAACTTCCAAGTCTGCAACTCAACGCAGTCAATGTCGCGCCAAAGATCATGGTTCTTCAAGTTGATGGAACTGTGCGGCAATGGCAACCAACTGATACTGGAGATAACTTTTTGGCATATTGGGATGGAACTCAATGGAAGATAGGTAATCTTGCTTCACTTTTACCTGCTGGTGATGGCGTATTGGTCAAGACTGGCAGTTCTTTTTCATTAGCAAATGGAGTTAATGGAGACTTCTTACAAGTATTGAGTGGTAGCATTCAATTCAACTCAACGATTCCGGGTGGAATCCCAACTGGAGCTATTGTTCCGTATGCCGCAAACTCCGCGCCCTCTGGATGGGTTATTTGCGATGGTTCATTGTATGGTAGAACAGCCCTTGATCCATCTCCACAAGTAAATTTGTTTGGAGTTATCGGAACTACCTATGGTGCTGGAGATGGACTAACAAACTTTGCTGTTCCAGATCTTCGTGGAATGTTTGTTCGTGGATTTGATAACGGAAGGGGCATTGATCCGCTTCGTGTATTTGGAACCACTCAAGCAGACGCATTTAAATCACACGATCATACGGCAGGAGCGGAATCAGCGCACACTCACGCATTCAGCGGGACAACTGGAGTAGATTCACCCGATCATACACACACTACTTTTTCATCAGCAGGATTAGGCCAAGGGGCAGCCGGGCCTCCTAACAGTGTTCAGCAAAATACTGGTTCTGAACTTACAAGCGGTGCAAGCACTCGGCATACTCATGCTTTTTCTGGAACAACAGGTGCAGGCACATCGCACACCCATATTATTTCATTACAAGGCGGCGTAGAAACTCGCCCACAAAATGTGGCGATGAATTACATTATCAAAACATAATGCCAGCAGAAGGATCAGTATTTGATGGGTTTACAAGTGTTATAGCGCAAGACGCTGCAACGCATCCATCATATTTGCCAGAAATGTATGTTGCTGAATCGGTCAACAGGACATTCCGAGGCGGCATCAATCGCACCCGACCAAGCATTAGGAATATCAATATCGTAGCGGGAGCAGGACAACCAGAGACTATCGTTAACGATATTCAAACTGGTAACTTTCAAGGCGCGTATCCATATCGTAGGACAACATACGAAGCTGCTGATGGAATAGTAATATCAGTAGCAGGAGTAATTTACTTTCTGAAGATCGTAAACAATGTTGCATACGCATACAAACTACCAGTAGCGGATGGGTGGACATGGAATGATGGCAGTTTGATGCACACATGGTTTGTTCAAGCTGAAGATCAACTATACATCCAAAACGGATACCAAAACCCGATTGCATGGAATGGTGATCTTAATACCAACGCAGTTAGACTAAATCCATTCAATCGAGAAATGCCGATTGGCACGATCATGGAGTATGCGTTTGGCCGAGTCTTTGTATCTGACAAGTTCAATCAAATCTACGCATCCGATATTATCTTTGGTGCTGGATTTACTGATACAGAAAATACTCGTAGATTCACTGAGATAACTTACTGGGAATTGGGCGGTGCGTTTGCAACTCCAAGCATGATGGGAAACATTACTGGTATGAAGGTAATGCCAGAACTTGGACTAAACCTTCGCGGCCAAGGTCAACTTGTAGTTTTAACTGGCAACGGAGCGTTTGCTATGGATGTATCAATCCCAAGAGCGCAATGGGATACAACTAACATCCAACGCATCAGTCTTCTTGGGCGGGGATGCACAAGTCCATACTTGGCATTGGTAAACTCTGAGCTTTGGTTTAGATCGCACGATGGTTGGGCGTTCTATTCAAATACACAATCTGAATTTAATAGATACTTTTCACTTCGCAAGCTATCAAGGGAAGTGAACAAGTGGGTTGAGCGTGATACACCTTGGCTAAAGCAGTTTGCTTCTACGATGTTTTACGACAACTATCTGATTAGTACAGTTGCTCCTGAGATAAAAAGAACATCCGCTCCGGGGCTGCATAGATACCATCGTGGAATGATCGCGCTTGACCTTGACCAATCCGCATCGCCAGCACCGGATGCTCAACTCTCATTTAGATGGAATGGGTTATGGACTGGAGTTCAGCCAACACAAATGCTATCAGCCTTGATAGCCGGACAGAAACGTGGGTTTGCATTTTCTTTTGATAAAGACAACAAAAATCGCTTGTATGAAGTAACATCAGAACAAACGGATGACTTCGGCCCGAATGGAACAAGGCAGATTGAATCATTCTTTACCACTGGCAGGTATGACTTCAATCGAAGTGGGGCTACAAACAAGTTCCTCCGCAAAAAGATTACTGGTGGAGAAATGTGGATGAGCGAGATCAAAGGAGAAGTAGAAAGTTATGCTGAGTTTCGCGCAGACAGCAATCCATGTTGGTCACAACTTAAAGTGCCTACGACTTACGGGTGCAATCCATGTTCTCCTGTTGTAACTGAATGTGTGCCACAACGCGGTGGTAATCGCTATAAACGCTACAAGTTTACTTCACCAGACCCAAGTGAGTGCAATGATTTAGCAGGAATTCCAGCAGTAGAAGGAAGCGAGTTTCAAATCAAAATTACCTTAAACGGATCAGCTACAGTTGACCGAGTAAGGCTGATGGCAAACATCAAAAACAACGACGATTCTCCAGTTGGGGACTGCCCAGAAGAAAATCAAGAATGTGAACCATTTTCTTGTTGCCAAGAAAAATATTGGGAATACAATATCGTCAACTAAATAGTCATGGACAATCAAGACTCATCGCCTGCACTTATCTTTCCATCAGTTCCAGACGACTTCTGTCCAACTGGAAACTGGACTCAAGTATTCCAGCAATTTACTGATGTTGTTCTTGCAAGTGGAACTGTGAATATCCCCGGCCTTGCTGATGTTACTCCACAACAGATTCAAACAATTATTGCAGAACTTCAAAGGTTAGATGATGAAATCATAAAACTTCAAAAGAATCAAATAAGGCAGGGAGTTATTTCTGGACTTATTGTTGGAGATCAAACGATCACAATTACTTTTACAACTGCGATGCCAAGCGACGCTTATACTGTTTGCTTTACACCTCAAGCCAATACAGGTGGGGCAACGCAAGCACCAATTTTTGCGATTCAAACCGGATCGCAAACTATTACTGGATTCACAGTCTTCATTGACAATAACGTGGCTACAGTAACAAATGTAGAATGGGTAGCAATCCATTCAGACCCACAACTATAAACTAAACCAAACAAAACATATGACACCACTAAAAGGAACCGATCCTAAACTCGTAAGCGGCGGCTCACCAACTCGCGGCATGATCCGTGAAGGCATGGGCAACATGAACCCTCCTAACACTGGTAAGAACCCATACTCCAGCGCACCGCTTCCTAAATCTGGAAAACCAGTAGGCTCGAAATAATTATCGGAAACGATAATCCCTATGGCTGATACCCTCGAAGAGATGGTAGAGCTTGTGAAGGGGTTCGTCGGCGACTCTGGCACTTGTTCAGATGATCGCGCAATAAAGGCGATAAACCAAGCAAGGCGACTACTATGGAATAAGCGAGCATGGACTTCTCAAGAAGAGTATGTCCAAATCTGCTGTGTGAACGATTGCTTCACGCTGCCAAACCGATACGAGCAAATCAAACTTGCTTGGATCGGAGACAACTCTGTTAGCCTTGCTGACGAATGGTTCAATGCTACAAACGCTTTCGCTCTTCATGCAGATAATTCATGCCATAGATTGATTACAGAAGTCGGCGGACTCCATGTTCTCTTCCGTGATTACACAACGCACCCATATCAATTGGGTATTATTGCTGAAGATATCGCGGATGTTGGAACAGAGTTGATGTTTGAAGTGCAGGATCAATATGACACTTATCATAAGGTCAATCTTTTCGCTGCACTATCACCAACGCTTTCTAAGACCGACTTGTTAATCAAGGGAGTTCGTGCTGTATCGAAGAAGTCAACCAAAGGAAGAATTCGCGTTTATGCCTACGACATGGAATTGCAAGCAAGGACGCTGATAGCAATCTATCAACCAAACGATAGTAATCCTACCTTCCGTCGATTCAAAGCACCAAGAACCTGCGAGTGCATCACGCTCTACGCATCGAAGAAATACTTTGATTTGACTGAATCAAAAGAATTAGTCGAGTTCATTCCAGATGCGATGATCTATGCTATCTTGGCATTGAACTCGCGTGAGAATCGTAAGGCGCAAGAATTCATGCAGAACTTGGCATTGGCCGTGCAAGAGCAAGAGAAAGAGATGGAGAACGTAGAAATTCCTACCGCCGCTCCAATCCGATTTGCTAACTATAGTCGAGCAGAGAACCTAATCGGGTCTGACTTACTATCTCCTTCAGCGAACGATTATTTCTTATACAGATGACTCTGACTATTCCAGATAAGATTGATGCAAGGAATGTAGTTGGGTATGGCGACCCAGACTACGAGCTAAACTTGATGGACTTGGAGATTCTGAAACTCCCTCCAAGGGAATGTCCGCTGGTTCACAAGTTTACTCCGGGAATGTATATTCGGGAAATCTATATGCCGAAGGATACGATCCTCACTACTCTGCTCCATCTGACTACCCACCCATTCTTCGTAATGAAGGGTGATGTGACTGTCTGGTATCATGGCATCCCTGCCCACCGCTACAAAACGGGCTATAGCGGCATCACAGAAGCAGGAACGAGGCGTTTGTTGGCTACTCATAAAGACACGATTTGGATAACGTGCCATGTAACTGATTTAACTGATCCAGACGAAATTATTGACAGCATCACTTCTAGAGACTTTAATCCCCACATCGCCAAGGAAGACCCAAGGGTGCAGAAGTGGCGGCACAACCGAACCGACTTAATCAAATGAGATTCCTTTTACCAGACCCGCTAGGCAACAACAAACATCCACAGATGTTTCACTCCAGCGGATTCGCTATTGCTGCTGGTGTAGTTGCTGTAGGTGCAGCGGCAGGATCAGCGGCTATCTCAATGTCAGCAGCGGATAGGGCGAAGAGGGCGCAAGGTAAAGCAGCGGCATCATTTAAAAAAGCACTTAGAAATGTTAAAGCGCCAGAGTATAATGTTGGATCAATGATTGCTGATGCGTCTCAAATTTCAGCGGCACAAAGAACAGAATTAGAAAAATTCATGCCGGGAGCCGAAGCGCAACGAGCAAAAAGTGGTGAAATAATATCTAGTATGTTGCAGGGCGATATACCACAAGATGTCAGAGAGCAGACAATGAGAAATATCGCAGAGTTTGGTGGGGCTGGATTTAATCCAGAAACAGCAGGCCGAGCGGGTGGATTTCAAGCAGCGCAAGCATTAGTTCCAAGACAATTTGGTTTAATCTCGCTTGATCTTCAGACGAGAGGAATGGGATTAGCACAAAGCTGGCAGCAGTTAGCTAAAGCATTTACGGCAGACCCGCTCGCGGTTGGAGAATTGCAGTATAGATACGCAATGGGAGCAGCGGAAGTTAACATGGCAAAAGCAACTGGAGTGTATAATGCGAACAAAGAAAATATCGCCGCAAGCTATGCTGCCCAGCAAGCAGTCGGCCAAGGTGTCTCTGACATTGGTAAGGCTACCTCTGGTACGTTGATGGGGTATAGTGGCGCAGTTAGCGGAATGGGTGGCATGGGTGGTATGGGTGGTGGTGGGGGAGGAAGTTCATCCAACCCATATTACGGATCACTTGGAACAGGCTATGGATCACAACCAATCCAATTTCAATCTAGAGCTGATTACGCAAGTCAAGTATCAAATCCAAGCACTCAATATCTTGGAGGTCAATCAAGGCTAGACACAGATACTCCGCAATCGGAAATCTACAAAAGAAGATAAAATACTATGTCTATCGCAGAACTCATAATGCAGGGAACCAATCGCTCATCGGAATCTACCGCATGGGTTGGAGATTCTTTGGCTAAACTTGGTCAGAATGTAGGGAAAGCATTAGCTGATCGTGAGCAACAGAAGCAAGCGCAAGAGATGCTACCCATGTTCCAGCAGAGTATGCAGGACGCTATGACGCTTGCTGGCGATGGGAAGTCTGGATTGGCCTATTCCAAGCTGATGCCATTCCTTACAAACCCAGCGACACTCAAGAATCCATACATCCTTCCAGCACTAGACGCAGGAACTAAAATGATTGAAATAGCTGCTAATGACTATGCTAGGAATACGCAGGTAGAAGCATACAAGAATCGCTATAGTGGTGGAGGAGCCGATATGGGAATGTCTGGAGCTGAAGCGGCTGAACAAGCTATTATGGGAGCAGATAGTCAAGGGTTAGAGCCAGATGTTAACCTTCCTTTAGATGAAACTTCTGGTCTTCCAGCATTAGAAGCTGAATTTATTCCAGAAGATCAAGCGGCTCAACCTTACCAACCTGCAGAACCATTTAAAATGCAGCAATCACCCATGGTTGGCCCAACAAAAGAAGCTGCTGCTGCACAGAAAGATTTCGCTAAATTGCCTACATACAAGCAAGCATCTGTAGCAAACGTTGCTGGCTTTAATGCGTTGCCGCCACAACAAAAAGTTCAAGCTGCAAACCAGTCTGTAGCATTTGATCCGGGCGCTTCTAAGTATGAGGAAGCTAAAATTGATCTTGGTGAATATGGAATTGATATTGGAAGCATTGGTGTTCCTAAAGTAAATGAACAAGTTCGAATCAAAATGACTACGAGCGGAACAAGCAGTGATCCGACGGTGCGTAAAACATTTTCTCAAGATTTCATAAAAGTAGGAGAAGAGCAATACAAGGATAACCAAGCGTTCGTCTCTAAGCTTAGAGACTCTTCATCTAAACTTTCAAGAGAACGTCCCGCTGCTGATCTTCCTACATTCAAGGAAATCTTTCAGCAAAATGGTGGCATCTTAAATGCAACATTAGCACCATCTCAATCTGAAGACGAACTTGAGCTTAAGAAATATCCATTTGTTGTAATCCCAAGGCAAGGCGCAACACCTATTCCGATTACTGAAACGCAATATAATATGATTCAAACAATCCAAACTGTTCCAGCTATTGCTGACTCTACTGGATTGAATCTATCTGCATCAAAAAATCTTCAGAAACAAGAAGCGCAAGCTCCAACAAAAAGAAGGGTAGAAGTCCTCGCAGATAAAGGCGGAAGATATTACTTGAACGCTAAAGGCCAAAAAGTTTATATTAAATAATCATGGCTACAGAGTTCATTGAAATCTCCGAAGAAGAATATCAAGGAGGGCCAAGTGATTTTATTGAAATCACTGAAGAAGAGTTTAATAAGCCACAAGAAGAACCAGTAGGCACTTCTTTTACTGAAGAAATCTCACAGATACCAGCGGCACTAAAGCAATCCTTTGGTCAACCGCTTGAGGCAATGGGAGAGACTGCCGAGGTTGTTGGATTTCCTGCTGTCGGCAAAGGAC